TAAAAGGTATTGGGTAACAGATAAGGAAAACATCGTTAGAGAGGGAGTACTATGAGTTTATGTGGTGAAATAGAAAATCTTGAGTACGAGACATCATACTTAGAGCATGAGATCAAAGAGTTACATAAGGCATATGCCTACGCACAGAGTAGATTGATTAGACTGAAACAAGTAGAGGAGAGAGGCAGTGACTGAAGAACAAAAACAAATAGCGTCATTGATTGCACAAGTCAGGTGTATCAAGGAGCGACTATTAATTGTAGAACAACGAGAGATACATAGGGAGCAGAACAAATGACAGGAGAGCAACACAAATGCTTTAACTGTGATGGGCGTGGGATAGTGTATGAATTAGAGCATTACCCACCTGACCCAGATAACCCTAGTGTAAATGCTGAAACGTGTCCTGTTTGTATGGGTGCAACATATATTAAGAAGGAGAATAAAAATGTTTGAGAATGATAATCCGATAGCCATATTATTGCTTATAATGTTTATTGGTGGTTTTATAGTTAGTACAATAATTGCGTATCATAATTTTCCTGATGATGAGGAGTAAGACAAATGAGAGAGCCAACTAAAAAAGACACATTAAATACAATGGTAGAGTACTACCAAAAGTCGGCAGGTTTTGCAGGACTTAAACCACCAACACAAGTGAGTTACGACAACCAGTTAAATAAGGTTTGTCTGACTTGCGTACAAGGTAATGAACAGCTAGGTAACATAAAGCTCAAGGACATTAGTATGAAGCATATGACGGAAGCGTATGAGAAATGGTTAGTGGTAGGCAAACGTACAGCTAATCTTAGGGCGACAGTGCTTAGTATTGTATTCAAACACGCAATGCGAAGAGAGATAATAGACAAAAACCCTGTCTCTAATTTAACTCGCAAAGCGGATAACATTAGGAGTATTAGATGGTCACGCAACGATGTTAAGACATTCTTAGATGTAGCTTACTCAAATTTTAAGTGGCGTAGCATAGGGTTGATAACTCATATGTCATATGATTGGGCGCAACGTGTCGGGGATATGCGTAACTTAAAATGGAGTGCAATAGACTTAGATAACAGTAGGTTAGACATAATACAGAGCAAGCGAGGTGCAGAAGTACACCTACCTATATCACAGACTTTAGTTAAGATGTTACGGCAACAACAAGAAGACTTTGGCTTTCAAGAATACGTCGCGCCCAGGGTACGCCCAATAGCACAGTCTTACACTCCATATAACATCAAAGAAGTATCGTACTTAATTAATGAAGTTAAGGCTGAAGCTAACTTACCTAAAGAACTAACAGCTATGGATCTTCGTCGTACAGCTATCACTGAGATGGTTGAAGGTGGTGTTGACTTGGCTGGTGTTATGCAAGTTAGTGGACATAGATCACCGCAGAGTGTTAAGCCTTACTTAGTCAATACATATAGTGGTGCAGTCAAGGCACTGGAAGGTAGGAACTTAGATGAGCGTTAGGGAGTTTGTCTTAGACTTAGGCTTAACGGATGGGCAGAGTGTTAGATGCACCTGTCCTGTCTGCCATAGTGCAAATGATTTTAGTGTTAGTAACATTGATGGTCTAATTCTATACAGATGCTATAAGTTAAGTTGTCATACATCGAGTGCGATACCAGTATCTTTATCTGTCACAGAGATACAAGAGAAGTTACGCAATCGAGATGCAACACTTAGCAAGAAGAAAGCATCAGACCTATGGGTAATACCCGAATATGTAATTGCACCATCGCAGAACAATAAAGTATTACAAACATTTATAGATCGTTGGGACTTACATGATGTTGAGATACTCTTTGACGTTAAAGATAAACGTGCAGTGTTTCCTATCAGAAGTAACAACAGTCTTATAGATGCTACAGGCAGGTCGCTAGATGGGGGAATTCCTAAGTGGTTTCGTTATACAGGTAACTCACCTGTCTACACTGCCTGTCGAGGTAAACCTAATGGTACTGTAGTTATTGTTGAGGATGTCATTAGTGCTAACACTATATGTAGTGTGTGTCCTAATGTCACAGGTATGGCTATCTTAGGTACATCATTAAGTAGTACCCACATAGAATACATACAAGATTTTGTTCGGATTATCGTAGCACTTGACCCCGATGCAACACACAAGACCTTGGAGTACAGACGAGAGATAGCGTCTTGGACAGGCGTAGACACTATTGCTATGCGTTTGCAGGACGATATAAAGTATAGAAAGCATGAGGACTTGACCAAGTTAAAAATATTGTGTGGTTAAACACAGATCTATCTGCCACAGCAAAAGAAGCACATTACCCTGCTTGTGTAGGGCTGTGTCAAATTGGTAGGGGTAAAGTAATGGAGTGTTGGAACGATGGCAAAAGCAGATCAACAAAATGGTATCTATGGCCTTTACCAATGAGATGGATAGGTTGGGATAGCAGGGGATCATTTTTAGGAAGAAGAAGAAAGGTATAGAGTGACAGAAGTAGCATTATTAAAAACATTATTAGATAAAGATTTCTATGAACTACACAAAGGGATACGATGCCCAGATAAAATATTTACTAAAGATGTAAGGAAAGTAAAACAAACATTAGATTATGCAATGCAGAAATACGACCAAGGGCTATCACTAGCTGACTTGGAAGCATTGTTTTATGCGTCTAACAAGACACTCACGACATCAAGTAAAGAGCAGTACCATAAGATATTTAAGAAGATGGCAAGCAGTAGTGCATTAAATGCTGAAGTAGCTACTGAAGTTATCTCTAGGTTGTTTCAACAGCAGGTTGGTGAGGAAGTAGCTAACATTGGGTTTGACTTTGTTAATGGTACACAGACTAGCTTAGAACCATTGCGTAAACTTGTAGATAAATACAAGGATGATTTTACACCAAACATAAAACTTAAATACGAAAACATGGACCTAGAATCCATACTGGCAGACAACGAAAATAAAACACAATGGAAGTTTAACATACCTACCCTACAGCGTCGTGTAGAGGGTGTTACAGGGGGGCATTTTGTTATAGTAGGTGCGCGTCCAAACACAGGGAAGACGAGCTTTCACGCCTCTAGTATAGCCTCTGAAGGGGGATTTGCTGCACAAGGTGCGAAGTGTTTAGTTTTATGTAATGAAGAGGCATCAGAAGTAGTACGTTTAAGGTACTCATTAGCAGGTACAGGCATAGAAGAAGACGAAATAAGAAAAAATTTAGCTAAGTATCTTTTAATATATAATAGAGTAAAACCTAACATTGATTTAATTGATGGGACAGGTGAAGAAATGCCTTGGGTAGAGGCGGTAGTTAAATCACATAGACCTGACATTGTTATATTAGATATGGGGCATAAGTATGCAGAACGTACCAGTGATAAGACTGATGTATATTTAAAGGATGCAGCAATTCACGCACGAAACATAGCAAAGCAATATAACTGTGTTGTGTTTTGGATGACACAATTAAGTGCTTCCGCAGAGGGTCAAGTCAACCCAGATATGTCTATGATTGAAGGGAGTAAAACAGGTTTGGCAGGGGAAGCTGATCTTATGATACTCATATCTAAGAACAGAAAAATAGAGGGAGCTGATGAGTCGGAAGATAGTCAGAGACATTTGACGATAGCTAAGAATAAAATCAGTGGCTTTCATGGGCGTATAACGTGCCAGTTAGATGGTGCAGTTGCTAGGTTCACAGCATGAGGTTAGTGCTAGATGTTGAGAACACAACGACTAAGCGTAATAACAAGACACATATGGACCCCTTTGAGCCTAATAACTTTCTGGTTCAAGTGGGTACTAAGAATGTAGATGTACCCAGTGAACGACATCTGTTGACGTTTGATCATGTTGAGTACACGGATCGAAGTGGTGATAATTCCAGGCTATTACAAACTATACTAAACAAGACGACCTTACTGATCATGCACAATGCACAGCACGATTTGATGTGGCTGTGGGCATCAGGTTTTAAGTATGATGGCGAAATATATGACACTATGTTAGCTGAATATATATTACAGCGAGGGCAGAAACAGCCGTTGAGTTTACTGGCCTGTGCCGAACGACGAAACCTAACCTTTCAGAAGGACGATACATTAAAGAAATACTTTAAAGAAGGATACAACACCAATGAAATAC